TCATGGCAAAAACATAAAGTTGACTTTTAGGTCTATATTCCTCTGGTAGATTTAGTATCACTGTCTCTTTCGATGTTTTGCCTCCTTTAGCTGTTCCTTTGAAATGCACAATACCATCCACTGTTTTAGAATATTGCACTTCCCCATAATCTACATGATGTTGCCATCCGTTTTGCAAACTAGCGATTTTCCATCCCGTATCTACACCGGTAGTTACTATTCTAATCCACTCACTCCAACGATTTGAATCGCACCTACGCATATAGAATTGGTCTGAGTTGAATGGAACATAGAACTGAACACAATATCCATTATCTGTGCTATGAGTAATCACATTCACATAACCGTAATTATTAGTTCCTAAAGGATTATTTTGGACTCCAAAAGCATGGTATCCGCCTGCTGTTCTTAAATTGTTAAGATTGCCATTGTACTTCAATGATTTTCCATCTCGTGATGTTAATACAAATTCTTGGATTGGATTTCCACGAGACAATAGCCCTTCTTCCGCATTAAGCGTATTGTGTACCGCTACTGGATAGAATGATTCAAGATGTCCTTTTAATTCAGGGAATCCACCGAATGCCCATCTTCCATCACCCATTACAGCTAATACAGAAGATGACCGTACTGTAATTGTAGAGTCTGCTCCTTTGCTTAACTTATCCTTAATAATCAATTTCAAGTCATAGGACTTAGTTAAATCGTAGAAGGCTCCACAGTCTATTTGCCTGCTTAACCGTTCTATTGTTTGATCTGTATACGAAACAGCATCTAACCATCGATTGGCTTTCTTCTCAGAATACTGAATTTTAATTGAATAAGAATTCTTATCAACCCCGTTAATAACCACAGGGCAAACATTCGCTAATACGGTTGCTATAATAGTCTTATTAGTGCCATTACCAGCACGATTAGCTAAGAATCCTAAAATTTTAGGAGCATAGTAATTAAGTACATTCACTTGAATTGATGTAGTTGCTGTTCTTCCACGCGAGTCTGTGATTTTTGCTGTAGCAGTTAATTCTCCTGTTTTGTTTGCAGGAAAATCTCCTTGTGCTGCGCGTACAATTAAATTATCCAGAGCTACTTCGCTAGATACGATTGTTGAACCGTATGCACCACTTGCTCCATCAATTGCCAATCTTATTACTGATTTATCTTTAATAAAGTATCCTTGAGGAATAACTTCTGATAATTCATTTGTTTGCTCTGAAGATGTGAGTGCAGCAATCGTTGGAACAATGTTTTCCGGAACTTTAATTGGTACGTTGTACTTGTCTACATCAACCCCAATCTTGGTATCTCCTTGGAACGTCCTTACAGACACATCGAGTGAACCTGTAGTGCTGTTTGTAATTCGATTAGCATAATCGATTGGAACAGTGATTTGAACACTCGTATCATGCCCCTTACCAAGGTCTACCCAGTCACTTCCATTTACACGCCACCATACTTGATGTCTAAAGTCTGCAACTTTCTTATCAATGTTAATTGTGATTTGCTGTCCTAATTCTGTTTCTGTTACAGATTTGATTCCACTCGATCTAGGAATGTTCGATAAATTAACAGTTCCACTAAACCAGTTGATGTTACCTTGGTCTGCGACGTTTGTTAATCTTGCCCAAATAGTAATACTCTTGGTTCCGTCTTCGTTATGAGGAATTGTCATGGTTCCACTTCCGAATGTAACCCACTGAGAATTTCTCAAATCATAACTAACGTATTTGCTGAGAGTTGATTGGCCATTGATTTCAACTTCTGCTAAAGACTCGTTGTTTAAATCAAATACCCATGTACTTGCTCTCTCCAACCAAAGTTGCCACGATATCGTGGAAGTGTTAGCTTGAATATTAGTGCTTGTTTCGTTAACTTCTAAAACCAACCTAACGTATCCGCTATTTGTTGTTTTAGATATTCTAGCCATTATTTACACCTCCTACATACGAAATTGTCGTGAACTCATTGTTGAATCGTTCGAAAATATGGTTTGCAATCGTGATTGTATTCCAGAATGTACCAGATATAATATTTAGTTGTTGCCCTGAAACATAAGCAACAACGCGACCACTGTCGATAAATTCCATGCGCTCGTTTGTAATTCTTAATTGCATTTTCTGCCCATTCTTACCAACAAGTAATCCGTCTTCTGAATAGCTGAAATATGTTGATATAGCATTAAGTAGCACTTGAGATTGTTCCATATTAAGCTCTACGACTTTTGTCCTTTGCCCAATCCCCTCGATTTTATCAGCAGTCTCTAATAATCGTTTGTACGATTCTTCCATGTTGCTGAATCGACCAGTTAAGTCACGAATTGTATCCTCTGTGATTTCATTTTTGTTAATAATTTCCATCACAGCCGTATACTGATTGGCTTGCTCGCGAGTTCTCTCTTCAAACTCTTTATGCAGCCGTTTGATTTCTTCGTCATCTTTATTTAGTACTGGTTGCCATTTTCCGTTTGTAAAAATTTTAGGAATATCTTTGCTCGAGTCGCTAGTATCAGTCCATAAATCGCCAACAGAAGGATTTTCCGGTGGAGTAGGCCCAACAGCCTTACTAACAATGAAATCTTTAATCACGATTGAATTTCGAGCGATAATCTGATTATTTTCTAACGCTTCGCATGTAAATGTTGCTTGACGATTAACATCGTTGACTGTTATGTCTAAAATCATCGAATTACCGTGTGCAGCATTCCATGATTCATCAGTGCTTGTGTCATATTCACTAGTTCTTGTCCATTTATATGTGAATCGAGTTGACATGTCGATATCTAGCTTTGTAACAACAGGGGTTAATCTTGTAGCGATAGTACTGTTTTGAAACACAGTTCCGTTGCTTGAGTTGATAGTCATTACGAATGGCACACTTGTGAAATCAAAAAGACGTTCTTGCACTAATGTGCTTAAACGTCTAACTTTTTCATTTATCGTGTCTTCTCTTGATACGATATTAGTAATTTTGATTTCTCCATCCTCATTTGTGGATAAAGATTTTTTAATACTTGCTACTCTTCCTTCTACAATCAAAGCTGGCTCATAATTATGATCCACAATGATTACTGTATCTCCGATGTTTACTTCTCCAGGAAGCATATTGATAGGTACATCGTAAGTTACCTCTGGATGGTTCCATTGTTTCAACTTGATAACAGCTTCTGCCATCAAGGCTTGTGGAGTTTTAGCTTCACTCTCGAAACGCTTAACAATCCCTCCGCCAGCTGGTGTATAATCAGCACGTTTCCAACGTTCTACGGCATCGTAATCAATCAAGTAAATCGAATTTTTGGAAGAACGAATATTTCCTTCGTTATATTCAGCTCCAGCTAGTGTGATACCATCAGCACCAGTTGCTACAATCGTAGTCGCTAAATTCTCAATTGAGATAGTTCTTTTAACATTCGAGACTTCTCTCCCAACTTCTAATCTTACTTTCTTATCTTCACCAATTTTTCTGTGAATGTTGATTAACTTCTTAGTGATTTTTCCGTTTGCAAATTCGAAATCGTAAGATATCTCAGCATCGAACCTTCTCACTAGCTGTCTAAGTCTCTTAGTAGCAGTATCCGTACCCTGCCACTCCAATTTACGAACCGTTGTAGATGGAATTTCATTAATTCCAACTTCCCATCCAGAATCGAATGTGAACTCATCAATGTAGTGCGTGATAGGATAGCTTTTATCTGCTGAATAAGGCGGAACTTGCTCACCAAGTAAGTCAAGTCCTGCATCTTCAGCATAAATCGTTTTAGAGTCTTTATCCTCTTCAATTCGCATTACTTCAAATGAACGTATCTTGCTACCATCTTTCACAATCAGATAGCATCCTACTTCTAACTTTTCTATTTCCGGATTACCAGTTTTATCTACTGTAAAATCGTAAGTTCCAATACCAGTTTCTAAGTCTTGTTCGAAATAATCGTTATATGCGAGCAATCCACCAGTGAGATTAAAAGTAAGCTGGCATAAAATTTCGTAATTTCTATTCGTTACTGTAATCATACCCAGCACTCCTTAAACGTCGCATCTACGACTGGTATTTTATTATCATCTCCAAGAACAGCAACTTCTGTAGTTCCTACATTGATTGCAAATACCTGGCTTGCTGCATTGATGTACTTACGTTCACCGTTGATAGTCAGTTTGTTTTCCGCACTATCAAACACCACTAAGTCATTAGTGTTAATCACTACAGGCCCACTCTCATATCCATATTGAACGACTTTCCCGCTTGGATGAGCGAAAGATATCATCTTATACGGTTTTCCTGCCGTGAATTTGTAAGTAGGATACACTGGAATAGTTCCTTCATTGTTGAAAATCAACTTGTTCGATTCGCGCTTAGCTGTCTTTTCGGTTTTAGAGATAGCAAACGGATTGAAACAATGGATTTCGAATGCGCCTTGAGCGTATCTGAATGTGATTAAATTAAAATCACTAGTTCCAGAGACTGCGCCTTCGTAATACACATCAGGTTGATATCCAAACTCAAACTTGCTAATACCAGGTACTAGCAATGCTCTTTGAATTGCGATTTTACTTTTTTTAATGCGATCACCAAGAATTGTGAATTGAACTTTTATAATTCTTTTCCCGAATCTACGACGAATGAAACGCTCACCGTCCACAAGAGCGTATTTTCGAGAGGTTGCGCTCACTTCTGGACTGAATCCAAAATCAATGTTATTTACAATCATTAAGTCTCCAAGCTCCTGCCCGTTAACTTTAAAACTAAACATTAGCTTTCCCCTCTCTTTCTACGGTCTCTTTTATCTAATCTGCTTTGCTCGTTTGTCACATAAGGAGTAATTTGTTTCCCAACAACTTTTCCATCTAATTCAACTGTTGTGTGCAATTCTATTTTTTGATTTGATTCTTCTGGATCATAACGGTGGTTATCTGGATTCCATGAGCTCATTTGAGAAGCTTGCTGTCTTGTTAGCTCAACTCCTCCAACTGTAGCCACGTTACCATTGAAATCTAATTCGCTGTAAAACTCGTTATTTAAGTACTTATCAACGATATTGTTAACTTCTTCTGCAATACCTTTAACAGTATCCTGAACGTCACTAAAACCATCTTTTAATCCAGAACCGAATCCATCCATAATGGCATTACCTGCAGGAATTAATAACTTTCTATCGTACTCGATTGGACCTTTATGGTCTCGAATCCAGTTCGCAATTCCTCCAACGAAGTCTGTAACAGCTCCCCAAGCAGCTTTCAATCCACCGAGAAAGCCATCCATGATAGCTTGTCCAGCTCCTGCCAAGTCGATGTTCCATAATCCGTCAAAGATTCCAGTAATTCCAGAAACTAAAGTGGAAACAGCATTCGACATAGCGTCCCAAGCGGCTTGCGCCCCAGTCACTAATCCATCGATAATCCCTTGAACTCCAGAAACTAATCCATTCCATCCTGCAATAGCTGCACCAGAAATAGCGTCCCATAGACCGCTTAAGAATGCAGCCATACCATTGAATGTAGCTTGAACACCTCCAACGATTGCGCTGACTGCTCCAGAGAATATTGAAGTAATTCCGTTCCACATCATTGAAATTCCGTTCGAGATTCCATCCCAAATAGCACCTAAGTCCGTTCCTAATTGCCCGAAATTAAGTGTCACTAAATCAATGATGATTAAGATTGCTCCAAGGAATACGGATTTGATAACTTCCCATGCTCCAGTAAAGTATGCAACATATCCATCAAACATTTGAGAAATTCCTGAACTCATACCGCTCCATAGTCCTGTGAATGCATCGATAAATGGTTGAACAACTGCCATAATTGCGCCTGTGATAGCACTCCAAATGGCTGTTGCCACACCGACAATACCTTCCCAAATAGCTGTTGCTGTTTGTGCAATATTATTCCAAGTATCAATCAAGAAACTTGAAACAGAAGTCCATGTGCTAGATAGGAATTCTGTAAATCCTTTCCAAATAGCTTTTCCTGTTTCTGTTTGAGTAAAAAACCAGGTTAATGCAGCTACTACAGCAGTAATTCCTACAATCCAGGCTGTAAATGGATTTGCGACAACAACCGCTTTAAATGCAACCATTCCAGCTTTAGCAGCCGTTAAACCAGTTTTGAATCCATCAATTGCACTCTTAACAGTATTTACAACTTTTAAAGCGACAAAGCCTGCTGCTAATCCTGCTAACACTGCTGTTACAGAATCGACTGCTGCAGGAGTTTGGTTAATCCAATCTACAAACTGCTTAATCCAGTCAGTTACTGTGCTAATAGCACCAGTAATGCCTTCGAATGCTGTTCCTAACTCTCCTACATCTCCACTTATTCCAAGAATGCCTTTTAATTTGTCTATAAAGCCTCCGAACAAATCGCCAATACCACCTACTGCACTCTTAATGTTTTGGAATGCTGTAGAAAGGTTATTGATAATCGTTTGTGTAGTAGATTCACCGAAAATAGCTGTTAATCCTTCTTTGATGGCGAATCCTAGCACTTCTGGAATGGCTTTAACCGCATTTTTTAGCAGTGGAATGAAGTTTCCAAAAACAAACGTTTGAACGGTTTCTTTTAAGGCCTCTAACGATGGTGTTAAATCCTCTCCAAGGGCCATATTTCCAAGCACGTTTTGTGCTGCAGCCTTCATGGATGCAAATGAACCGGTGAATGTAGTAGATGCTTCTTTTGCGGTTGTTCCGGTAATGTCTAAGTTTTCTTGAATCGCGTGGATTGCTTGATAGACATCAGACAAGTTATTGATATCGTATTTAACTCCAGTGAGTTTCTGAGCGTCAGTAAGAAGACGTTGCATTTCTTCTTTAGTACCACCGTATCCGAGCTTTAAATTGTCCAACATGGTGTAGTTCTGCTTAGCAAAACCTTGATATGCGAATTGGATGCTTTCCATCGATGTACCCATCTTGTTAGCATTATCTGACATATCAATCATTGCCATGTTTGCTATCTCTGCAGCCTTCCCAGTGTCTCCACCGAGTGACTGCAATAGACTTGCACTAAATCCTGTTACAGATTCCATATACGCGTTAGCAGACAAACCGGATGTTCTATACGCTTCTTTAGCGTATCCTTTAACGATATCGGCACTGCCTTTGAATAATGTCTCAATACCACCGAGCGATTGCTGGAGTGCTGCACCCTCGTTTAATGAAGAAGCTAAGGTATCCTTAAGAACTTTCCCAATACCGATTGCAGCAATCATCTTGGTTACTGTACCAGCAAAGCTTTTCATAAAACCTTGCCCAGCTCTATCTCCGGCGCCGACTACTTCTGTTCCCATAGCCTTTTCAATCATTCCTTTGATTCCGTCAGCCGATGGGATTATCTGAACATAAGCAGTACCTAATTCTGTTGCCATTAAGTTTCCTCCTTCCCTAATAATCTATTTCTTTCTCTTAAGAACTCCTCGCCCGAACTAAATGTCTGAGTATCTGACTCTGATTTGCGCTCATCTATACCTAGTAATTTTTCTAGAATCGATTGAGGTACATTAGTACCTTTTGAACCGTCTTTCGTCTTCTGCCATGCTAGTATGCTTAATCTATCCACAGCACAAGCTAGTAACGACTCTTCTAACGTGATTCTATTTCCAGACATGATCATCTTAATTCTTGAGTTTTGTCTTAAACCTAAAGAAAAAACGGCCACCGTTAAAACCGGTAGCCGTCGATAGTCATAGATATGATAAGTTTCTGCTAAGTCGCAAATTAAAGCATCTTCATCAGTCACAATCATTCTTGCAAGGGCCATTATTTTTTTAAGGCTTTAGCCTGTGTGAAAATCTCAGTAATTTCATCATTCATTTTCTGAATGGATACACATCCATTTTCATCTCGTACATGATCTTTTAATGCAGCCGCTGCAGCAGGACCTAGAACTTTACGAACGACCTTAGAAATTAGAAGAGGATTCTCTTCTAACTCTACAAGTAGTTCTAATAGTTCATAGTCATCGTTAATTGTGCTTTCATTGATTTGAAATTTAAATCCAGAAGATGTTTTCCCTTTAATCATAATTAACCTACTTTCTTAATGTATTCATAGTGAGTGCTTCCGTCACCATCAGGGAACGCTGATAATGTAGTTTCGTAACCGATGTTTCCTGCACCTTCATATTTGATCTCTCCTACTTCTGACACTTTAGCCAGTGGAAGTACCATGCGTTTAATAACTCCGTCTTTAAGAACCATATCAACCACAAATGATTTTTCTTCGTATTCTTCAGCTTTAGCTTTTACTGTGATTCCAGTTTCTAGAGTTCCTGTTACGTTTTTCTCACCATAAATCAATTTCAATACGTGTATGTTTAACGCTTCGATAAGAGTAAATTTGAATTTATCCTCTTTTTCTTTCAATGCTGTATTTACAATTGAGCCACCCCATTCTTTAATGTTCTCAGAAGAAGCGCTGTTAGCGTTCACTAAACCTTCTTCAGCTACGAATCCTAAATTTTGGAATTTAACATCTAACGTTGCTTCTGCGTCAGTAGGTAAATCTGTTCCCTTTGGTGCCATGTAAATAGCTCCACCAATCTTAGGCTTAGCTGCGGTTACATTACTCGCGTTGTTTTTATCTGCCATATTTTTCCCTCATTTCTAATAATGTCTGATATCAAACACTGCTTGATATCTGTATTTTTTTGATTCTGTGTCTGTATAGTTGTAGTCGCTGTTTAAACTAACATCAGACACGTCGTTTAATTCGACTAACTGTTCAACTATCTCTTTTACAGTTTCATTCAACAAAGAAGCCTCATACATCGACTTTCCATACGATTGGAAAGCAAATGTAGAGGCTAATAATTTATTGCGCTTAGAGCTGCCTGTTTTTTGAATTAATACAAATTTATCTGGCATCTTAGGTGCAAGTTCAAATATAACTGGGCATTCCAACTTGTTTGTCATGAATTTTCTAATTTCAATCTCTATCAACCTCTCACCGCCTTCAATAATGTATTGTTTTTCTTATTATCCTTTTTAGCTTTAACAGTAGCAGCTTTAACTCGTCCTGTGGCACGTTTCTGACCGATTTGAGTGTCTGCCTCATATCCAGTTCCTGCTCGACTAGCAATCTCGTTTGCACGCTCGCTAATCATATTTTTTACAGGTTCGGATTTTAAGAACTCACCAACACCTTTAGTGTTTAGCTTGAATTTAAATGAGCTACTCATATCTTTCCACCGTCACTTTCTTGTGCCAGGCAGTTGGTACCATGGATTCAATTCCTTCAACAACTGGTCCGAATGTCCGGAATGTTTTCCCAAAGAATTTAACTTCCCTATCTTCCCAGTTATGCGTATCGCCTTTAGGAATACCGAGCGTATACACTGCTTTTTTTCCATACAATTGAACCTGGTTAATAACATCCGTAGCCTCAGTAGGAGATACTAGGACATTCTCTACTTGGATTTCTACATCATCGTATGTTGAAGCACCCATCTCGTCCTCACCAGTTTTAACACGATCTACTAATGTGACAGTAATTCCTTTAATCATAGAATTCTATCACTCCAATCCGTTGCTTAGTGAAGCCTAATCGCTTCAATTCTGCATTCTTGATGAAGATACCACCACCAGGAACGAGATACGAGCCACTGACTGAGTAACCTAGAGCGCTTTGACTAAATTGAGTCATCGGCTCTTGTTCTGTAGAAGTCATTAATGTACGAGCTACAACATCAACTACAACAGATTTAACCACGTTCTCATAACTAGAACGTTCTACAACCATATTGTCTAAGTCTTTTCCATAGCGACGAGCCTCTTCCCTCAGCATGTCAGATACAGTGGCAAGAAGTGCATTCGCTCTATCAATCTCAGACGGCTGCAGTTTCTTCCAGAGTCGCTGTAAATCGTCTAAAGTCGCAAATGAGTCCATTATTCATCATCCTTTGCTTCTTTCTTCGGTTTAGCTTTAGTTTTCTTTTCTTCCACTGGTTCCCATGAGCCAGACAGCACGCTATCTGACTCAATAATTACACCAGTATCCACATTTATATACTTCATAAGCACGACCTACGCTTTAACACGAGCAAATGCTTTTTCGTCTAGGATTCCCCATCCGATATACGCTTCTGCACGTAAGCAGATTTCGTTGTGTGCTTTTAAGTCACGACCTGCACCGTCTGGATCACCATATTGGATAATTTCCATAGGAACATTGTCAGCGTAACCCCATTTAAAACGATTTTCGAAGTCACCAACGATTGCGTGGTCTGTCTCAGCAGTTCCACCAGTCACTGTTAAGTTTTTGCTAATGTCAGAAGCCATTCCATAGAATGAATTAGGATTTTGACCAAATCGGAATTCAGGGTATTGAGTAACACCATTAACTTTGATTTTAGATAATGCTTGTCCACCTGTTGGAGATAAAGCAATACCTGTAACATCACTTCCGTTAGCTACTACTGTTTGAACCGCAGCGTCGATGTTATCGTCGAAAGTTTCTGCAGTATAGTTAACGATGTTGCTCTTAATTAATCCATCGAATGAGTTTGTGTCGCGGAAAGTTGCGTCTGTCATTGTTTTAGGCTCTAATCCGTGAATTGCTGCAATATCGAATGATTGGGCAATTTTCTTAGAAAATCCGTCTGCGAATGCTGCTAAGTAATCAAGTTGTTTTTCTTCAGAAGAACGTAAGAATTCGTCTGTAATACGAGCTTGATAAACGAATTTCAAAGGCTTGATGATTACAGATTCAAGTTTTGCTTCTCCAGCTTCTTTCTTTTTACCTTCACCTACGATTTGAGCGTTACCTTCCAAATTGAATACCATTTGCTCAGTTCCATTAAATGGAATTGGTTGTTGTTTTGATAAGTTAGCTAATACTGATTTACCTTGTACTTTAGAAAATAGTTCTTTAACTAATTCTGGTCTAAATAATGTTCCTGCTTGTAATGTTGGCATATATTTTCCTCTTTTCTTTTTGATTATTGATTTAATTCTTGTAACATTTGTCGCATTGCTGTAGTTCTACCATCGCCTACGACCGGTTCAACATCTTTCAATGGAGCGACTTGTTTTGGTTTGATAAATGCAGATAAACGTTCCGCATCGGCTTGCAAGCTCTCTTCGTCGCTACCTTGTAATCTGTCTACCAATTCATACGGAAGACCATTGCGCAATGCAATTTGAGTACGAAGCTGTGTTCCTTTGAACTTCTCAACAACTTGGTTAACTTCTGCTAGTTCAGACTCTTTAGCGCTAATAAATTCGTCTTTCTCAGCTAATAGTTTGCTGTTGCTGTCGATTGTCGATAGTAACTCAGCGTTCATTGTTTCCAATTCCTTCACACGAGATTCTAACTTCTCTAATCCGGCATACTTCTCTTTCTGACGAGCGAGTCGTTCACCAATGATTCGATCTAGTTCTTCTTGTGTTTCAATCGTTTTAAATTCAGGCATGTTAATGCCTCCTTTCTCCGCGTTAACCTGCGCGTACAGTAATTTTTTTATTAAAAAAAGCCACTACATAAGCAGTGACCTTTAGTTTAATAACTGATTTTTTGTTTTTTCTTTGGCTTAGATGTTGCACAAAGCCAATGCGCTAACAACGCGCTATCCATAAGACTGATATCTACATCATCAAAATGTGAACGATATCCAAATCCACCGTTTGAACCAATGTTTCGTTTGTCGCAGTTTGTTACGACCTTAGACAATGACGGTTGACCTGAGTGGCAGATTGTCTTTTGATACACTCCTTGCTCAAACATCGCGTTTGCTACGATGATTTCTTTAACAGTAGGCAACACTACATTCCTTATTCGGAACTCTCTCAATTCATCATCGAGAACTTTCTGCCCACTAGCACCATCTATAGCGATTTGAGATGGTTTAGCTTTCCTTAAGAAATCAACAATCCAACCATTACCATTTCGAATAGATTGACAATCGACAGTTTCAACGAAGATATCATCAAAATCTGTTCTAATAGCAACACTCAAGGCTACGTTAGTACCATCTTGCCCATATTTAATTCCAACGAACATAGGGCCTTTGAATTTAGGTACTTCATCAAGTCTAAGTGCCTCCCACTCAGCTTCTGAGATTGCTGATTTTTGATTGTACGTAGGCCAAAAACCAAGACGCTGGATGTTATGGTCCAACTTATCGTCACCTAGTTCGGCTTCAATCTTACGTTCGTCTAAGTGATATCCCATTGAAGGATTAGAATTGTACCAGGCTTCAATGTCTGATATCTCTTTTTCAGTAGACACAGACCATTCTGCCCATCCGGAATACTTACCACGACCGAATAGACACGTTTCACGGAATTTGCTGAACACAGTACCACTCGAAACGGGTGTTGGAGGTGTTCCACACATAACAGTGATTGGATTATCACTGTCAGTAACCGTATATTTCAACGCTGACTCCTGCTCAGTTGTATATTCTTGAGCTTCGTCTATGATCATGATGTCGAATCCTTCACCAAGTCCACCATTCGATGTACGAGTTCTAAACTGCAGCACTCCTTCTGTATTAGTTAGAGCGATTCGTTCTTGACCTTTAGCGCGAATAGATGTGAAGTCTTCACCATCCACGTATCCCATCTTTTCTAAATACCGTTTTACCTTCTCAAAAGAAGAGTGTGAGGTACTAATTCGATGAGCCGTGTGTAATATGTTCAAACCTTGGTGCAATCCCCAAAGTTCAAGCATATAAAGAAGTTCGGATTTCCCATTCCGCCGAGGAATCGAATATCCGAACTTTTGATGAACCCATAGTCCTTTTTTATCAACAGCCATCATCGACTCTAGCAATTTCTTTTGCCAGATATAGCTGCTTAATCCTGTTTTCTCATAGATTTCTATAGCTTCCTTGCTGAGAGACCTTTTTTTTACATAAGGCAGGATGACTGATTGCGTAGGAAGCTGATTTCCATATTTCTTTCTAGCCATTCCAACATCCTCTCTTGATTAAATAGTAGCTTAGTAGTATAATAAGGTAAAAGGAAAGTTGGTTTGGCACCAAAAGGATTTTTATCCGGCGCCTAAGCTAACTTTCCTTTTTTAATACATCTACAACTAAATTTCCTCTTTTTATAACAGATATATTTATACCTCTTATACCCCTTCTGTAAATCATATCCAGTTGTTTTAAAACTTCATCGTCTGATAACAACGAATTTGTTATATCAAATATAATATTTTCCGATTGTTTTTTAGCTTTTCTACAATTCTGATCTATTGTGCCTTTACTATTCCCAGTTATTTCCTTCAAATCAAATTTCTTATCATTAATAAGATAATCAGGCGTATTAACTCGCTCTGGATAATTCACTCTTGGAACCATCTGCACATGAACTCCAAAAGTATGTGCCATCCACTTTCCTACTTCTTTTTCTTTCTCAGAATAATCAAGAACAACGTGCTTATCATCAACCTTTAACTTTTTCCCGTCTACATTCCAGAACAATAAATCATTAAATTTAGCTTCTTTGTAGTTTTTCAGCCATTCTTCTCTTACACTTATATAATGTTTGGTTGTTCTGATTGCTTTTGCATTTTGTTCTTTTGGTTCTACATTACTCCATTTTTTACTCCATACATTTTGTTTTTTTCCGTCCCCTGGATGATAATCTACTGTACAAGTGCATCTAGCATGCCGTCTGAACACATCCTTGTTAACACCCGGGTACGTGTAAACACCAGCTAATTTACTACACCAAGCGCAACAATTACCGTCAGTTGTTCGAACAATCTTTGGCTTTAATCCAGATTTAAAATGGAAATCTGCATTTACTTTGATATGATTATCAACGATATTTTGGTTGAAGTTAACTATAGGCTCTTTAAGAATCCATGATACATCTTCGAACTTTTCCTCGTATGACAATCGATTTACTAGTCCGTTAATTCTTTCTTGGTTTATTGGAGCCTGGATGGATTTCAAACCAATACCAGCCTCTTTGTTTAAAATCTCTTGAACCTGCTTAGCGTATGTGCTTACCATCTTATGATTGGTTCCTAGCGTTTCGTTCAAAATACGACTAGCTATGTTAAAATGCATTTTACCATCCGGAAGAATTAATCCACTAATATTATTTTGAAGTGCATCAGAAAGAATCTGCCCTAATTTAGTCGCAAATTCGTGAGCGTCTATAAAGTTAGCTTTTCCACTTCGCGCTAGAAGTAGTAATCTTTCTAATTCTGCGCTCTTTTCAGCCTGTTCAAAAAAATCAGATTTGATTTTCTCAAGAAGTTCTGGAACGATATCATCCATCCACATCAGCTCCTCTAATTCCTGTTAAATCACGAATAGTTTCTGCTGTGATATATCCTGGGAGAACTTGGTTTAACTTAATCGCTCCATCTCCGAGCATTGTTAATGTAGATGCATCCGCTTCGAATAGTGGCTCCCATTTAACTACAGTTTTTGAGAATTCCTTACGCATAAATCTGAAATCATCACGTAAACACACAGCTACATAAGCAACGTTTAAGAATCCTGAACCTAGAGAACGTTGTGCAGCTTTCCCTGCAAGTCTCAAGTTTTCATGGCTGGCTTTAATAGCCTCAACGCTAGATGGATTGTCAGAAACGAATCCTAAGTCATCAAGTGTCAATCCTGTTTCACCAGCAAAGCCTGCCGCTGCCATTTTCAGTTGTTCAACGAAAGGTGTCATGCTTGCAGTAGTGAATTGCCCAACAGACGGTTTATCACCGTCATCATCCTTTGTAAACATAATAAAGCTTGAAATAGTTGCTCTTAGACTTTCTACCGATTCTGCATCTTGGCTAACACCTAATGCGTACTTCTGAGGAAACGAATAGAACTCTGCAGTAATCTCCGAACGCTCGATTGTTCTCTGCGCTGTTTTTTGATATGAGATTCCAGATTTAGTAATGCGAGAACGTCCAAACGGTCTGCTGGCATCTGGTCTATGGATAATAGGTACTAACAATGGAATACCAGTTGTATTCTCAATCGAGTATGGCTCTTCTCCTTTCGGATAAAAGATTGTCTCGTTTTGAGTGAAATATGCTTCTAGTAACGGCTTATCATAGTCATCTCGTTTAAGAACTGCGTAGCCTTCTGTTAGCAAATTAGTAATTGGATCTAAAATCCCTGTTGCGTTGCTTGACTCAATCACTTGTAATCTAGGCATTCCCTCTTCGTCTTTGGAAATGTATACGAAGCAGCACGAACCAATCAATGCAGATAGAATTGCTGAGTCGAAAAAGATATCCGGATTATTGTACTGGAAAATTTCATTAGCATTGAATACGTCGTTTGCAAATTCTCTAAAAATCAATCTATCGGCTAGGCTGTCTACAGCTTTTGTTGTCCAACCAAGAACAGCTTTATATTTATCTCTAATTTGTGCAGGAATAGTAACTCCGTCTGTATTATCTTTTTTTTCCATAGAATAATACTTATATCGCATTTGGACTCCACTGCGATATCCGTCTAATTTCCTACGGAGATATGCTTTACCTTTCAATTCCATTTTCATTTCTCCTTTTTTGAATTTCGCGCGAGAAAATTTGTACAATACTGCCT